TAACAAATCCGGCCCAGAGGTCCTCAGAAAGTCGAGGACGCCCGTACCACGATGTGCAGTCGGTACCAAGGTCGAGCAAATACAAGAGAGAGTTTTTGACTCCCTCAGCGCTCGACCACTTCACGTATTTTTGTGAAGATTGGACCGACGTGTACGTGTAGCCTTCCCACCCGAACCGTCGTGAGACGATTGGGTAGACATTGCCGGAGCTCGCTTCGTCGAAAGACGCGACGAGCCCGGACGAGTCACCTTTACCATCAGGGATGTATATCCTTCTGGCGGCGGTGTGCAAACACGAAACACAATAACGATAGCTATCAAGCAGCCGCCTGTCACGAGAAAACCCGTGGCCACGGCGGAGAGCGAGACGGCAAATACCGTTAGCAAGAGCATAGATACTTCGTGCATCTTGCAAACCCTCCTTTATAAAGTAGGGTCGCACATCTATACCAAGATAGTAGTCCTTCCCGCAGCTCTCACGGAAGTTTCCCTCGAAAAAGCTTTTAGAGGGATTCAACTTAAAGCCCAAGTACTTTAGGGCCTCTCGCAAAAGCGTCGCTGTTCGCGGACCACATATAATGTCGTCGCCGAACACCGCCTCAGGCTTGCGCTCTGAAACAGCGTCCGCGCACCCTCTGACAAGACTCCAGAATATAAGAGTCTGAAGAGGGAACGTAAACCCGTTGCCCATACTGCTGAATTTCTCAACAATATGAGTGCTCCCATCGGGCAGCTCAATACACTTGGACCTAAGGAGATCCAAAGCATAGAACCACCTAGGTGGTAGTAGCAGCTTCACAACCTCTGTAGAGATCGTGTCACTTGCCGAACTAAGGTCGATAGTAACAACATCAGCCCGAATACTTCCGCGTCTAGCGAGAGCTTGATTCTTCTCTTGCTGGTTACGGAGGTCCAAACCGGCGCGCTGCAATCTCCTAGCCATATGACGCCCAACCCCCAACTGGAGGTAGACGTTAAAGCTTGGTTCGACAGCAATGCATCGGTCTGTTTTTGCAGACTTTGGCACGAAACTTAACTTGTTGCCCTTCACAGTAACGACACCTGACAAAGGTGCCGAAGACTGAAGGCCCGGTATCTCGCAAATGAGCGCAGACGCCAGGCCAGCGAGCTCAGCCGTAGCTGAGTGAAGACCAGTTAACTTGTTATAGACGGAGACCTGTTCACCACCATGAGTCATGGTAGCACCCGGACCGAATTTGGCAAGTCGAACCATCTCCTCAACTGAGAATTCGCCAAGCACCCGACTTATAAAATGGGTGGCGCCGTGGATAACGGCGTCTAGCGTGCCTAGGCTCTTGCCTAGACACAAATCCTTGCGAACACGTGCGTTTGTAAGCGCGCACATCGACTCGCAGTCCCAAAAGGACTTGAGAGCCGTCTCAGTCGGTTTTAAGGACGTACCCTTAAAAGGATACTTCCTGAGGAGTGACACAGCCTGATAATCATCCGCGAATTTCTCCGCGTCTTCATACAGGAGAGGGTCCACTTCTTTGAGCAGAACCTCCTCGTACATCCCATGTCTCCACATTATTTCTAATGAGAGACTAACGGGCGAGTCTATGCCGGCCCAAAACTTACGGGCAACCGCTGCAACTGTAGCGTCGGAATCTTTGACGCACCACGTTTTAACTTCGCGGTTCAGTTGTGTAGCCGTGGGATATAATCCACGACTTTGTACAGAGACTACTTCCATACAACCTCCTAGTATTTTGATTCAAGGAGCGAACGACAGCCAGGACGACTGTTACACTAGTCGACCTGGTCGAGATTCCAAATCTGGTCGCGATGACCATTCTGGAGCACAACATAACGGTCGAAGACTTCCAACCGTTTGCGGTCGTTCAGTACCCAGGAAGCAGGCACGTACGCGGTATAGCCGACGGTACCGTACTCGATGATGCCAGTTGTCGCGTTAAGTTTCGGCACGACAACATTTCGAGTGATTTTGATGCGACCGGTGGCCAGATCCTTGGGAATCTTCACCCCCAAGCGAAGCTGCACTTGCATATTCATTGCAGCAGTGTCCGCGAGATCCAGAAACAAGGAACGCCCATCGGCTTCGCGGCCGACAAACGTCATAACCTTGTTCGTGGATTCGTCTATCTCTTTCGAGGTAATAGTAGTCATTATTGACCCTTACAGTTCTATTGGTTAAAGGACCCAATCGAACAAAAGCGTAGTCAGCGCCTTTGCTTAATTAAAGCCAATGAAGTAACCAAGTGGGAGATCCCAAGTGGGTTCTTCAAAACAGGCATGGGCATGGGAACATCGACATCACGGTACCTTCGATACTCGCGTGAAACATAGACAGGCCGGTATTCACCGTTAACCAGTCTATAGCGATTTTCGATAGTGAAGCTGTAAGTACCAGCCCCTTTGACAACTGTGTACACGTCGTAGTCGGTCTCTCTAGAAAGCAAAACAGAGTGGCCGATGTCCAACAAGTTACAATGCAAGAAGGCAGTCATGCTTTCGAGCCAGTTGCCGATACCGCAAAACCAATCTACCACAAAGGAGAACGGGACAAGCTCCCAGAACACCAGATGTGGGTCCTCGAAGCCAAGTTTCGCTGCTTCAGACTCAGATCCGTCTTTTCCGACGGTAACCCAAGCCTTAACAACTGACTTGACAACGGTTGTGCGGCGCGCGCGAATCTCCCATGTCCCACCGTCCTCTAACAAGATATCATCAGAGAAACGGACCTCTGGGTGCACGACAGACTTGCGGATATGTCTAACCGCACGAAAGGCCAACATAAGAGAAGCTAGATGCTCTGCAGCATCGATGCAACTCTTATACAGGGGTGACCAACCGTACTTGTATTCCAACCACAAGTTAGCGGCGTCCCTATAATTGTCACGGTTGGCTCTTATCAACGCAGGGCTTTTCTTCGGTAAGCCGAAGAGCTTCGTCACTTTATCTATACGTCCCTTTTTAAGGGAACGTACAGCATCGGCAATTCGCCGAGCAGTAGTCGTAAGCATTTCGAACGTTTTCCTGGATTCCGCGATATCAACTGCGGCGTTCCAGTTAAGTTCTTTAGCCGCTTTGCGGACTCTCGTCCACAGAAGGTTAAGCGTTGCAGCATTGTCGATCTCGATATCGGAGCCGGGCACGTGGGAGACAGGAAAAACCTTTCTCCACGTGAAACAAAATCCCGACACGTCAGTCAGACCGACCACCACAGCATAGCGACGATAGTCCAAAATATCGGAGTAGTCGCGTGTGACTGGTGTGGTGTTCTTCTTAGGTGGCCAGGGGACGGATCTTTCCCAAGATTGCGTCCGCTGGTAAACACCTGCCCCGACTGTGAACGAATAAGCCACTGAACCAGAACAGGAGGTTTTACTCTCCGTATCGGTAAGATGGAGATTCGTAACACGTAAAGGCAGACTCACCTAGCACCTCAGCTGAAAGTTGCATTAAAGAATGGAGGGTATCAATCCTCCAGAGCACGTCGACGTGACTTTAGATCCTTGCACAGTAAGTGACAACGGCGAACTTCGCATCGTAGATGTTCACGATGCCGCCGTTGGAGTAGTACTCACTCCTGTTAAAAAGGACGCCCTTATGAAAACCGACCACATGTGTCGCCTCCTCCTTTAAAAGGATCAGTGCGATTTCGTCATCAGACAAGCCAGCCACAACTCCCTGACGGATGCGATTAAGCACCGCCAATAGAGAGTCGGGCTCGTCATACTGGATACCTTGACGTTTTGAGGCGTCTAGTACCGCTTCGACGGATGGGGGGAAGAGATGTACA